TGTATCCGGGTCAGTGGTCGGAGATCTTCGAGAAGCACACGTCCGATAAGGCCGTTGAAATCGAAGTCGAAGTCAAGCTGCTTGGTCTGGCTCAGATCAAGGCTGAAGGCGCCTCGACCGCCTACGGCGAAATGGGTCAGCGGTTCGTCACGAACTACGTGAACCGCTACACCAGCATCGGCTTCATCATCACCCGTCAGGCTATCAAGGATAACCTGTATCAGTCGTCGTTCCCGCTGCAGGCGAAGGCTCTTCGCCAGTCGATGGAACAGACCAAGGAAGTTCTCGGCGCGTCCGTTCTGAACAACGGCTTCTCGTCGAACTTCCCGATTGGTGATGGCCAGCCGCTGTTCTCGACTCAGCACCCGATTGATAACGGTGTTGTCGCCAACACCTTCTCGGTCCAAGCCGACCTGAACGAAACCTCGCTTCAGGACGCCATCGTTGGCGTTCAGCGCTTCCGTGATGCTGCGGGCCTCCGCATCATGACGAAGCCGACGAAGCTGATCGTTCCGGCTGAACTGCAGTGGACGGCTACCCGCCTGCTCCAGTCGCAGTTCCGCGTCGACACGGCGAACAACGACATTAACGCGATTTACAACAACTCTGCGGTTCCGCAGGGTCATCGCGTTAACATGTTCCTGACCGACACGAACGGCTGGTTCTTGCTGACCGACGCTCCGAACGGCTTCAAGTACTACGAGCGTGAAAAGCTGGAAACCGACGTCTACACGGACTTCGACACCGACAACCTCAAGGCGAAGGCCATTGAGCGTTACTCGTTCGGCTGCTCGAACTTCCGCGCAGGCTGGGGTTCGCAGGGCGCTTCCTAAATCCCGGGGGTGGGGCTTCGGCCCCACCCTTAGCTATGGAGAAACATCATGACTCATTTCTCTGACGGCGTTCGGGCAGGCAGGAACTTCGCCAACAACGGCACCGCTAGTGAACCCGGCGTCTTCATGTCGCCGATCAACGTTTATAACGTGGTTCCGGCTACGCTGGACGCCGACGGCATCTGCGCTCAGCAGACGCTGGCTGCGGCTGGCAACGCTACGCTGAACGGCGCCTTGGCTTCGGGGGGCACCGTCACCCTCGACGTTCCCCGGAACGTCGTTGTCGACGCTGCTGGCGCTGCTACGGCTGTGCTGACCATCACGGGCACTGACGTCTACGGCATTCCGATGTCGGAAGCGATCACCCTGAACGGCACGACTGCTGTTGCTGGTAAGAAGGCTTTCAAGACGATTACCAGCATCGCGGCATCCGCTGCTGCCACCGATTTCTTCGTTGGCACTGGTGACGTCTTCGGTCTTCCGATCCGTGCGGACAGCCGTAACTACGTGCTGACCGCTTGGGGTGGCGCGTTTGTCACAACCGGCACGTTTACAGCAGCTGTTACGACAAGCCCTGCTACGACAACCACTGGCGACGTTCGCGGAACTTTTGCTCCCGCTGACGCTGCTGATGGCACGAAGCGCCTGACGCTCTGGGTGTTTGTCCTTGATGACGATACTCAGACTGGCCTTTACGGCGTCACTCAAGCCTAATGATTGGGGCGGCCTTCGGGTCGCCCCAGTTATATGGAGACCGGGATGCGCGCGAAGAAAGACTTTCAGTTCAAGGCTAAGCATAAGAACCCGAAGGGCGGTCTCAACGAGGCTGGCCGGAAGGCTTATAACGCTGCCACTGGGAGCAATCTGAAGCGTCCGCAGCCGGAAGGTGGTTCGCGTCGCGATAGCTACTGCGCCCGCTCCGCTGGCCAGATGAAGATGTTTCCGAAGGCTGCTAAGGATCCTAACTCTCGGCTGCGGCTCGCCCGCAAAGCGTGGAACTGCTGACATGCGTGGCAAGAAAAACTTCATCGCCGAAGCCATCAAAAAGCCCGGCGCACTCCGCAAACAACTCGGGGCGAAGGCTGGTAAGCCGATCCCTGCAGGCAAGCTCGAAGCCGCCGCAAAAGCGCCCGGTAAGCTGGGTCAGCGCGCTCGCTTTGCCATGACACTTAAAGGAATGAAATAATGGCTGATGCAGTAACCTCTCAGACGCTGGTCGATAATCAGACAACCGCTGTTATGCTGTTCACAAACATTTCAGATGCTACGGGCGAATCGCTCGTGACCAAGGTTAACGTCGCTAACCTCGCAGCCAACGCTCTTGGCCAAGCCTGCACGGGCGTGAGTGTTCAAAAAATTCACACGGCATGTCACGGGATGGAGTTTCGTCTTTTCTGGGGTGCGACCAGTAACGTGTTTTTCTTTGGATCGGCCCAGAATAATCAAGCAACATTCGACTTGTCAAATTTCGGCGGTCTTCGCAACAACGCTGGCGCTGGGAAAACCGGGAATATTTTGCTAAGTACTGCTGACGCATCTTCTGGCGATACTTACACGCTCATCCTTGAGATGACGAAATACTACAACTGAGGGAGCTTATCATGATCACTCGCGCATATCAGAACGCCAAGGGCGAACGTCAGGAAGTGGCGATGACCGCTGCTGAGTGGGAAGCCCTGACGGACGAGCAGCTGCAGGACATGCTGGGCTTCAAGGCGCCTGCCCCCGCTCCGGCTCCGGTCAAGGCTGCCAAGGCTGCCAAGGCGGCTCCGGTCGTCGAAGCCGAGCCGGAAGCCAAGGTCGAGTAATGCGTGGCCGCAAACAATCGCGTGTGAACGAGGCCGGGAACTACACCAAGCCCGGCCTCCGCGAGCGTTTGTTTAACAGCATCAAGGGCCGAGAGACCCACGGCACCAAGGCGGGGCAGTGGTCCGCGCGCAAGGCGCAGCTTTTGGCCAAGGAATACAAAGCCAAAGGCGGCGGCTATGCCGATTAGAAAGCCCCAGCAGTCTCTCAAGGACTGGACCGATCAGAAATGGACCACGAAGTCGGGCAAGCCGTCGAGCAAGACTGGCGAGCGTTATCTCCCTGCGGCGGCGATTAAGTCGCTGACGTCGGGCGAATATGCTGCTACGACTAAGGCCAAGCGCGAAGGCAAAAAGGCCGGTAAGCAGTTTGTCGCTCAGCCGAAGGCCATCGCTAAAAAGGCGGCGAGGTTTCGATGACCACGAGCGGAACATATAATTTCGGCACGACCGAACAGATCGATATCATCACGGAAGCCTACGAGCGCGTGGGGCGGAACCCTTCGTCGCTGGCTTCCAACGACATCGACAGCGCCCGTCGCTCAATTAACTACATGTTCTCCGACTGGGCGAACAACGGCCCGAACCTGTGGGCCGTGGATCTGCAGTCGATTGTGCTCACTCCGGGCACGCTCTACTACGATCTGCAGCCACGCACGGTCTCGCTGCTTCAGGTCTATACGCGCACGATGTCAGGCGCTCAGGCCACTGACCTTATGATGTCGCCGATCAGCCGCGCTGAATACGATGCCATCCCGAATAAGGCGCAGCTGGGTCAGCGCCCGTTCCAGTATTATTTTGAGCGCACGATCACGCCACGCATCTACATCTGGCAGGCGCCGCAGAGCGCAGGCGTCACGCTCTTCTATCACCGCATGAAGATCCAAGAGGACGCAGGCGCATTCACGGATAGCATGGACGCTCCGAACCGCTGGATGGAAGCCATTGCCGCCGGACTGGCTGCGAAGCTGTCCGTTAAGTTTGCGCCTGATCGCCTATCGTTCCTGCAGGAACTTGCTGACGGCGCCTACGCTCGTGCCGCTGCCGAAGATCGTGAGCGCGTTCCGCTTCGCATCACCATTGATCCCACCGGAGGCTACTGATGCAGTACGCATATGGACGGGGAAAGAAGCATCGGACTGGGCCCGAGTTCGACGCGAAGAATCCGAGAGCTATTGCGATATGCGATGGCTGCGGCTTCCTCGTGCAGCACACCCACCTTCGGGAGAAGAAAGACTATCGCGGCGGCTCGACTCCGGTGGGTCTGAAACTCTACGTCTGCGCCTCGTGCGACGACGTTCCGCAGCCGTATTTCAGCCGCTTGCTCCTGCGTCCCGATCCTGTCCCAGTGAGGAACCCGCGTCCCGACTCTCAGGACGCACAGACGGATGCTCAGGAAGTCGCTGCTAACGCTTTCTCGCTTTACCTGAATCAGCTATACGGATTGGCATAATGGCTAACGTAAAGATCCCTGACCTTACAGCAGCCACCACCCCGCTCGCGGGGACCGAACTGCTGGAGATCGTCCAGAGCAGCTTCAGCCGCAAGGTGGCAGCCTCTGACATTGCGGCGACGGCAACGAACGTCCGCACTGTCGCCACGGGTGGTACCGGCGCGGCAACGCTCACAGGGTACGTCAAGGGCAACGGCACGTCCGCGTTTACGGCGGCTGCAACTGTGCCATACGCCGATCTGGCAGGGCGCGCGTTTGCTCAGCCGTCTAGCTCTGTGGATCAGACTGGGAACGTTGCGGCGGCAACCGCTGTGACGTTTAATACTGACCTGACCGGTACGGGCATCAGCGTCGTTGCCAGCACGCAGATTACGTTTGCTGTCGCTGGCACGTACATGCTTTCGCCGTCAATTCAGTTTAAAAACACCGACGCTGCCGATCACGACGCAACCGTCTGGTTCCGCAAAAATGGTACCAATATTGCGAACTCGGCCACAATTGTGAACGTTCCAAAAGCCGCTGACGGCGGCGCCACCTTCTTCAGCCTAAGCTTTTTTGACACTGTCACGGCTGGCCAATACATTGAAATCATGTGGCTGCCGGAAGATGTTGACGTAACGATTGATTTTACCGCAGCCGGCGCCATCGCGCCTGCAA